AAGGATGCCAGGAACTGGAGTATGTGTATGGGGTCAGAAAACATTACAACGCAAACCAACAGCTCTTGATCGTGTAAATGTTCGTCGTTTGTTGATTGCATTGAAAGACTTCATTGGTGGTGTTGCTCGCAACTTGGTATTCGAACAGAATACAGCAGTTACCCGTAACCGCTTCTTAAGCCAAGTAAACCCATATCTTGAATCAGTAGTTCAACGTCAAGGTTTATACGCTTACAAGGTGATTATGGATGAATCCAACAATACACCTGATGTAATCGATAGAAATCAGTTAGTAGGTCAGATCTATATTCAACCAACTAAGACTGCTGAATTTATCATCTTGAACTTTAACTTAACTCCAACTGGTGCTGAGTTCCCTGCCTAAGGGACTCAGCCAGTTAATATTTATTAACGGCAATTAAACATTTCAAATAAAATGGCAGTATTAAACCCAAATGAAATCATGTTTACAGCGTTTGAACCAAAAGTTCAGAATCGCTTTATCATGTATATTGATGGAATCCCAGCATATTTAATTAAGAGCGCTACTGCTCCTGGATTCGAAGCTGGAGAAATCATCTTAGATCATATCAACGTTTACCGTAAAGTTAAAGGTAAGGTTCGTTGGAGAAATATGGATTTAACTCTTTATGATCCTGTAACACCAAGTGGTGCACAAGCAGTAATGGAATGGGCTCGTTTGGCACACGAATCAGTAACTGGTCGTGATGGATATTCCGATTTCTATAAAAAAGATTTAACATTAGATATTTTAGGTCCAGTTGGTGATATCGTTGGTGAGTGGATCATCAAAGGTGCTTATGTTCAAACAGCAACTTTTGGTGAATATGATTGGGCTAATGAAGCAGCAATCAACTTATCTGTTACAATCGCTATGGATTATTGCGTACTTAACTTCTAATTCCCCTTTATATTTTCTTTCTTTAAGGCGTCTGCTTTTGCAGACGCTTTCCTTTTGCATATATTTATATACGATGACAAGACATTGTAACATATGTAATTCTGATAAACAACATGATGAATTTTATAAAGGGTTAACATATTGCAAATCATGTCATAAAAAGAATAGAGAAGCATATTATCAAAAAAACAAAGAAAAAAAGATTAAATATGCTGTTGAATATAGAAAAAACAATATAGACAAGGTAAGAAGTAGAGTTAATAAGTACTATAAAGAAAGACGTCAAACTGATATTGAGTTTAGATTAAGAGAATGTTTAAGAGCTAGAATTAATAGTGGTTTAAATAGACATCTATCTGGTGGAGAATTTGGAACATCTTTAGAATTGTTAGGATGTGATATTAATACCTGGAAACAACACTTAGAAAAACAATTTACCTCAGAAATGAATTGGAATAATTATGGAACATATTGGGAAATAGATCATATTTATCCTTTAAGTAAGGGTGGATCATTTCATTATACCAATACTCAACCATTAACCGTTATAGAAAATCAAACAAAATCAAACAAAATATGGCAGAACTAAAGTTACCGACAGAAGAAGTTTCATTACCTTCCAAAGGTTTACTGTATCCAAAAGAATCTCCTCTCTCAACAGGAAAAATTTCTATGAAGTACATGACAGCTCGTGAAGAAGACATTCTCACTAATGCTAATTTCATTAAGAATGGTACAGTTATTGATAAATTATTACAATCACTAATTGTAACACCAATTAATTATGATGATTTATTAGTAGGTGATAAAAATGCAATACTGATTGCTGCTCGTATCTTAGGATATGGTAAAGATTATTCATTTAAATACACAGATGAACGTGGAATTGAAAGAGAAACCACGGTTGATTTATCTACATTAAATGAAAAACCATTAGATGAATCATTGTTTAAAGCTGGTGTAAATGAATTTACATTTACTACCCCTAAAACAGGTACCGTATTAACATTTAAGCTATTAACACACGGTGATGAAAAGAAAATTGAAGCTGAAATTAAAGGATTAAGAAAAGTAAATCCAAATGGATCATTTGATATTACTACTCGCCTAAAACATATGATCACTTCAGTAAATGGTGATCGTGAACAAAAAACTATTCGTGATTTCATAGATAATTATTTATTAGCACCAGATGCTAGATCATTGCGTGAACAATATGCTAAAGTACAACCTGATATAGAATTAAAATTCATTCCAGATGATGAAAATTATACAGGGGAGGGTATAGCGGTTCCAATTTCTCTTAACTTTTTTTGGCCTGACCTTGGAATATAGACCTATATTGTTCCAACAAATTCATGAAATAGTATTTCATGGAGGTGGTGGATACGATTGGGATACAGTATATAATATGCCACTATGGTTACGTAGAACTACGTTTAATCTAATAAAAGAATATTACGATAAACAAGAGGAAGCTAGAGAAAAACAACAAAATCTGCTAAAAAATACTAATAAGAAAGATATAGCACGACCAAACATAGCTCCAACATATACTGCGAAGGTGCCCAAGAAATAGGCACCTTCAATATTTATACGATGTAATACTACAGTATGGCTGATTCACAACAACAGTTAAATCAAATCAATGCCGAATTAGATAGGGCTAATGAAAAAATACAAGATTTAGCAAAAATACTTGGTGATGATTTAACAGATAAATTTTTAAAATCTGTTAATGCAGCTAGAAAATTAACTAAATCTTTAAATGATACCAAATCAATTTCTAAAGAATTAAACCAAATTCAGGAAGATAATGAAGTACGTATTATTAAAAGAAAAATAGCTGAAGAAAGTTATACTAAAGCTTTAGCAAATCAAGCTGCCTTATCAAATAGAGCAAGTGAAAAGAGAAAAAAAGACGCTGCGAAGGAAGTAGAATTAGCAAGAGCAAAATTTGATAAAGCAAGAGCAGTATTAGTAGTAAATCAACAAATTGAAGATAGTTTAAGACGAACATTAGTAGCTTCTCAAAGTCAAAAGAGTGTATTAGACATAATACGAGGAAAATATGAAGACATTGAAAAGTCTCTAACCAGACAAGCAATGCAACTCTTCGTATTTAAAGCTATAGCAGATGCTGCCCTTAGTTTTAATAAAATATCTGTACAAATAGGCAAAAATCTAGGTTATGGAGCAGCTCAATCAGATAGAGTAACAAACAACATAGTTAATGCAGCTAGAGGATCAGAAAACTTAAATTTCACTCTAGCCAATGCTGGGGAGGCAATGAATCAATTAGTTGCTTCTACTGGATTAGTAGCAGAATATTCAGCTGATACTTTAGAAACTCAAATTATGTTAACCAAACAATTTGGTTTAACAGAAGAGGAAGCAGCTGGTATTTATAAATTTTCTGTATTAACAGGTAAAGCAGCATCTCAGGTTAATGAAGAGATGGTTGGTGCATTTGTAGCTACAAGAAATAGTTTAAAAGTAGGAGTACCATTTAAAGCAGTAATGGCTGAAGCGGCTAAAGTATCAGGTCAATTAGCTGCTAACTTCCAAAATAATCCTGCTTTAATTACTAAAGCAGTAGTACAAGCTAAAGCACTAGGTACTACACTTGAACAAACTAAAAACCAAGCTGAATCACTTTTAAATTTCGAATCATCTATTGAAAACGAATTAAAAGCTGAATTAATAACTGGTCAACAGTTGAACTTAGAAAGAGCTAGAGCAGCAGCTTTAATGGGTGATCAAGTAACAGTGATGCAAGAGCTTAACAATCAGGGAATGACGCTTGAGAAGTTCCAAAACATGAATGTTATTGCTCAAAAGTCATTTGCTGAAGCTATAGGATTAAGTGCAGACCAATTAGCTAATCAATTAAGACAACAAAAATTAGCTACTGAAACAGGCAAATCATTAGCCCAAATAACTAAAGAAGAAGCAATTGAGGCTCAAAAGCGTCAAAATATACAAGAACAATTTAACCAGGCTATGTTAAAACTCCAAGATATAATTGGAGGATTAGTAGCAGGACCTCTTGGAATGTTGCTATCTATACTTTCAGATGCATTATCATTAGTAGGTAAGATAGTAGCAGGAATACAAGAGGTATTAGGATCAGGATTAACTAAAGTATTATTAGGTGCAATAACAGGTTTAGCAGTAACAGGTGGAAACCCAATAGGTGCCTTAATAGGTGGTATTGCAGGTGCTGCATCAGCAGCAATGGCTGATGATATGGTAGGATATGGTGCTCGCACATTAATTACACCAGAAGGTCCTATAGCATTAAATAATAATGATACCGTAATAGCTGGTACTAATTTATTTAAAGGTGATGATGTTATATCAATGGGTAAAGGTAGTTTAACATTAGGATCTGATATTTCACCGCTAGTTGAAGCTATTAATTCTGTTAGAGCATCCGTTGATAAATTATATGCTAAAGATACAACAATTAGTATGGATGGTAAAACCGTAGGTACAACATTAACACAAAATTCATACAAACTAGCATAATTTAATATTTATATCAAATAACAAAACATATAACTATGCCAGTAATCAATCAATTAGACAGAAGCACGTTAAGTTTGCAGGGTAACAATCTCAACCCAGTGCCAACACAACCAGCATGGGGTTATATCGATTCTACAGCTAACTTGGATCCAGCCGCTAGTAGATTACAAAATACATATTCTGTTGACTCTATCCCTCCAGTAAGATTGAAGGATTTCAACATTAATGGTGTAACTACTGTACCAGCTGAATCTAGATTAGATGAATTGGATCGCAGAGCTCCAAACTTAACTCCAGGTGGTATTGTATCTCAAATATACAAATCCCCAAGAGGACGCCAATATAAAGATTTAGGACCAGCAGACGGACGTTACTAATGCCATTAATTGACCTACAAACAAACCTAAAATCACTTAGGTATGGTGCTGATCGTCAAGGCGGCGGTGATAGTGGTTTGCCTTACATTCAAACAAATGTAGAAAGAGCAAACCCAGGTATTAAGTTTGATGATGGGTTAGTTAGAGGAGGAACAGTAAATGCAGCTGTAGCTGGAGCAATAGATACAGCTCGTATAGCTAAATTCTTAATTGATCCTCCTAAAGGTCCTCTATTCATAGTAAAACAAGTAGGATTACAATTATCAAATCCACGTTTAGAGGTACCTAAAAATCCAGCTAATATAGCTTCAGGATTACCTGATAATGTACTATCTGTAGGAACAAACGGTTTACTACAGCCTACTCGCATTTATAATTTAGGTATTAATACACTGGCTCAAATACCTGTAAATGCATTTGGGGCTCACTTTAATAGACACGGTTTACTACCTGTACAAACAAACGCTAGTAAATATGAGGCAATAGTTACTGCTAATAATGATTTAGGTGGATCTTCTAAATTCAATAGATTAGTTGGTTTAACTGATAAATTTAAATTAGGTGATAGAACTCCTAATTTAACTATTAGTAATAGAGTAGTAAATACTATTAATGCAATAACACAAGCTATTAATTTATTTACAGGAGCAACTATTAGACCAGTAAGAGTTAATCCTCAAGATTTAATTATTGATCAGTATGCTGCTGGACCTAATTCCGTTTATGGAATAGGTCGTACTACTATTAATAGATACTATAATAGTGAAGATAGTTTTAAAATAGATACATTAACTAGTTTTAGTAGACAATATGCTGGTAAAACTAGAAACCAAACAACTGGAGCTCCTCAATCAGTAGACTTTGCTCAAGATAAAGGAACAGGCCCTAATGCTATATCTACCTACCCGGATATAGCTTTAGGTTCATTATTTAATGTTGCAGGAGCAGCAAATAGTATAAATGCCTCCTTAAATTTAAATGCAGTAAATTATAGTAATCCTACTTTAAAAAAATACTCTGAATTACAAAAGCAGATAAAACAACAGCAAGAATTACAAACTCCGTTATTAGGAGGTGGTGGAACATTATTTGGTGGAGTTAGTGTTGTGCGTGGTGTCCAACCTAATCAATTTGGGATTTATAATACAAATACTGGTACTTATTCATCTGCTAATGTAGGTAAAATAGTTTATGAAAATTCATATAAAGAAAAAGTAACTATAAATATTTCTAATTGGAACCAAGCTGCTCGTGAACAAAGAATAGGAAGTGGAAGACAAGACCTTATTAATTTAACTCCAATATTTGATGAAAGTAATTATTATGGTAATGACTATATTAATATAGGAGGAGATAGAAAAAATATACGTGATCTAGTACGCTTTAGAATCCAAGCAGTAGATACTGAATCTCCTGATAAAGGAAAATGGATGGTATTTAGAGCATATCTAAGTGGCTTATCAGATGATACATCACCAGAATGGACTGATATCAAATATGCTGGTAGAGGTGAAAAATTCTATATATACAATGGATTTACTCGTAAAATAAGTCTTACATTTAAAATAGCAGCATTATCAAAAGAGGAAATGAAGTTTATTTATTCTAAACTTAATTTCTTAATGAGTAATACAATGCCTGACTATAAAGGTGTATTAATGAGAGGTCCACTTGTAAGAATGTCTGTAGGTAGTTGGTTAGATTCTCAATTAGGAAAGATAGATTCATTATCATTAAAAGTGCCTGATGATTCTCCTTGGGAAATATCATTAGATGAACCAGAAGGAGGAGCAGCACAATTAATATTACCTCATGTTGTAGAGGTAACAATGACATTTACTCCAATTGGTGCTGAATCAAGAGGTGCTAATTTAATCCCTGAAAAATCAACATATACATCATACATTGCTCAAAACAACACAGGTAAAGATGTATCAACACTTCAGTATGTAGATCCAGTTCCAGTAGTTACTAATACTAATACTACAAGTACTCCTACAGCAACATCAAATGCTAATACTCCACCTGCAACCACTACTAATACTAAGGCAAATAATAATAGGGCTCAACAAGTAGTAGCATCTAAAACTAATACTAATAAAAATAATAATTTAGTATCTGCTAATCCAAATCCACTAACAGGAATATTTCCTAATAATATTCCTCAACAACAACGACAAACACAGCAACCAGCTGTTCCAACAACTCAAGTAACACCATTCTTTAGATATTAACTATGGCTACTAGATACGATAATAAAATAATTTTAACTACCCCACAAGGTAAACCATATTATAGAGGTAAAGCATACCCAAACATTCCTCTATCTGAAAATGATGTATACGTTATTACAACTATTGGAGATAGACTTGATAATTTAGCTTATTCTTATTATAATGATGTAAACTTATGGTGGGTGATATCAGTAGCAAACAATAATGCAACTAATGGTTCTATGTTTCCTGCACCTGGTACTCAATTAAGAATACCAACTAATATATCTTCTATATTAAGTTCATTTAACAGATTTAATCAAGCTAGATAATGTTATGTCTATATTTAAAGCAACATTTAGTCCAACTGTAATAGAGCAACTTACGGCCCGTCAAAAAGCTATGACAAACCGTACTGCTAAAAACCTACAGTACCTTAATTCTCGTAATGCTTGGATTAGAATGAGCTCTAGTGTTGATATTATTCAAATAGGTTCTAATGGTAATGAAGAAGGAAATAAAGATTTAGCTAAAAAATATATTTTACAGGGTGGTATATTATACGATAATAAACTTCGTGCTGGAATAGGTGATTTTACAAAAGCATATAGCAACACAGCATCAGATGGTACTCCATACCGTTTAGGTATTCGCCCAATGCCTGGTATTACTAATATAGAAGTTAGATCAAAGTCAGCTTATGGGTCATTAAGAGAGGCAATAGTAAGCTTTCAATGTTGGGACATCAAACAACTTGAAGATCTAGAATTACTATACATGCGCCCAGGATACACTGTATTATTAGAGTGGGGTTGGTCACCTTATCTAAATGGTAAAGGAGAATACAACACTAACGTTGAATTCTATGATATTATTGATACAATTAAATCTAAAGAAGAAATTTGGAGAGAGATATATGCCAAAACCACTAATACAGGTGAATATTTAGATGATAATGGTGAAACAAAATCTATATCTCACTACGATGGCAACTATGATGCCATGTTTGGATTTGTAAAAAACTACAGCTGGTCAGCTCGTCCTGATGGAGGATATGATTGTCAAACTACTATTATATCAATGGGTGAAATAGTAGAATCATTAAAAGTAAATTATACTCCTACTGTTAATATAAATCAATCTATAGGATTATTAAGAGACCAAGTTGCTGATACAACGCTTTATGATTCAATATTTTCTGGAGGTGTATTAAGTTCATATTACCAGAAAAACATATTAGCAGGATTATGGGCTGAAATATATAATTTAGTAGCTAATGGAAATATACAATTTATTCTAGATAGTCCTTTAAATGGAAGGACATTTAAACATAAATTTGAATCTACTAAAGATAGTACTAATACTAGTAATACTAACAACAGAATAGATAAAGGAGGAGTAC